GTAAGATACTCTCGTTTTAGCCCCCAACTGATTGTTGAGCTAATTCAGTCCTGCTATTGGGACCCCAAGCGCGCCATCGAATACTTAAATGTATTGATCAAGCAAGATCTCTGAGTGATCGGAAGATTCGCCAATAGCTATGTGTATAATATACACTACTTTGGGTAAGTCTTTAATGACTGCACTGTCGCAGGTGTAGTACGCAAAATAGCCTAGCACGCTGTTTTAGTTAAGGCATAGAAGCCCCAGAGTATCTAACCACAATAATAATTATTGCTACTATTTTTAATAATAACAAATTTCTTACTGCGGCTAGTAAGGCTAAGTTTAAAGGTTTTATAAGACTAACAGAGTGGATTACTCTGAAGGAATTACCGAAACTTCTAAACTTTGCCATCTGGGCAACGAGAGAGAAAAGATTCCATCAAGACTACAAACTATTTATAAAGCGTGTAACTACACTGATCAAACAGAACGGTTTTAATTTTACGTTCAAGTACTTGAAAGAGTGCTTACGTTTAGTTACTTTATATTTAGCAGGTAGCCCTCAGACCACTAAGGCCCAAAAGGCCATTGGTGTAAGAGTAAACCAGTATGGATTGCCTGTTATAATTCCTCCTTCAATTCGTAAAGAACTTTCGTTCGATACGGTTGAAAGTAGAGTTACTACTAGATGTATCATAACACTTATTTCAATTTTCAGAGTTTTCCCAACTAAGGTTAAACCCGATCTCGGAACTATCACTAGTCCGTTCTCTGGAACCTCTAGAACTCTTGACGAAAGTCAGCTTTCTAGTTTAGTTAAGAATTTTGTTAAAGGATTTAAGTTAAAATTTGGTCCAATCAAAGGCTTTATCTCTGAATCCGCCGGACCTATTGCCAAAAAAGCGACTTGGGGGGCAGGTATAGACGCATTAGCGCTATTAATGTACCCTCGACAAGCTTTGTGTGTTTTGAAATTATTGGTCACTCAAAAAGAGGGCCTCAAATTTGCAATTTCACTATTGCTTATTTGGTTATTAGTTGGTCCTATTTACATTGTAATGTGTAAAAGTGGGATTAAAGATTGTCTACCTATTGGACGTCTTTCGGTCGTATATGATCAGGCTGGTAAGGCCCGAATTGTAGCTATGGCGAATTGGTGGATTCAACTTGTTCTCCTCCCGCTTCATAAAAGCATCTTTGATGTTTTAGAGACGAAGGAAACAGATGGAACCTTTAACCAAGACGCACCTCTTAGTAGACTAATGAAAGCCCCTAATAGAGAGCACAAGTTCTCATGTTTCGACTTAAGTGCCGCAACAGATAGATTACCGGTTGATTTGCAAGTACAAATTCTAAACCTTGTTGGTTTAGATGGTAATGCATGGAAGACCTTATTTGACTATCCTTGGTACTATAAAAATGAAGGTGTTAAATACGAAGTAGGGCAACCTATGGGAGCTTACTCCTCGTGGGCGATGTTAGCTTTAACTCATCACATTGTGGTGCTTTTAGCTGCAAAACTTGCAGGTGTTAAGAATTTTACATCTTACGCATTGCTTGGTGATGACATTGTGATTAATCATGATGAAGTTGCTGAGAAATATGTACATTTGATGAGTACTCTAGGCGTAGCTATTAACATGTCAAAATCTGTTGTTTCTAGTCAATTATGCGAATTCGCTAAAAGATTGGTTACAACTGAATTTGAAGTTTCTCCGATTGGTGCTGGTAATTTATTACTAGTGTCACGGAAAACAAACATGATAGGGGCTTTGCTAGCAGAGCTGTATAACAAATCAATCATAGTTGATTCTAAGACGGTTATAGAATTATTAGATTCTTTCCCGCGTAAAGCGGAATTGAATTTTATAATTTTATGGACTTATTTTGGATCATGTCGACACCTTTACTCCGCACGCCTTACATCCACTTTCATGGATATATGGAACACTTACGGTGGTAGTCAACTGATTATGTTTAGTTACGGCTATCATCTATTCAGCGGTTTAAGAACCACTTTATATGATGAAGTTGTATACGAGGCACCCAAAAAAGCTTCAGATGAAGAATCTAACTTTTGGTTAAAATTCTACAAAATTTCGGCTGTTAAAGGATGGTCCAATAGACTTCTAGAAAGTCTGACCCTCATATTTTCACCGTGTTTGTATTTGTATAGCTTGGGACTTCTTAGAGCGACTGAAGATGCGAAACGCTTATCTTTAGAGTTCGAAGAGGGAAGATTTAGACCTGATAAACCAGAAGTTTTACTGGACTATTCGGAGTTTAATACTCTTAGTGTTAAATGGTCGAAGAAAACAGCAAAACGATACGGACAGTTTGTAACTAAACTACATAACAATATTAATGAATTAACTCGCAACGAAAGTTACGATTAATCTTAATTGCGTAGGAGTGTTAGAAGCAGAATATCTGTAGTCTGAGTCTTTTCAATCGCATTTAGGGCACCTTGTTGAGTTTGCTGAAATAGTGCAAAACGATGAGGTTTATGATCCGAAAGATCGACCTAACAAAGTTGTCTAGAGAAACATGTAAACATGTACGTTTGCTTAAACAGCTTTTCTTTAAAGTTGGGGTGC